ATGGCATAAGTAAACTCGGTAGATATATCCTGCAATAGATCAATCTTTTGCTCCTCTATATAAATCTCAGTACTAATCATTATCTGAATTGGCTTGTTAAGTATTTTCCTACTTCTACTTCAATCTCAAAGTTAAATAGTCCGTCAGCACTTTCTAACTTGTACTCGTAATTGCTTGTACTTATGGTAACAGGGAAGTAAGCACCAAGAACCTCCATATATACAATAGGACTTGATACAAGTTGAGCCAACCAAGAATAATCCTGTTCGCTAACCCAATCGCTAATAAGCTTATATTTATCCTTATGCTGAATAGCATAGTTGAAAGTTGTTTCGTTATATCTGTTATATCCATCTATGTTTGTCATTTGTCCACCTACAAGCTGCCAATCGCTTCGTCTGTATGATGCTCTTTGATACTCGCTTGACCTTCTATTTACAAGGGCAAACTTCTTTGTGTCCCAACCGCCAAGCCTATTTAGGAACTCTAAGTTAAATTGTTGATATTTAGGATAGCACTTATGTCTTAATTTAATAACCCTTGTTTGTGCGCCACCTCTTTTTAAATAGAAGTTATATCCGTAAGTATTCTCGTCTATAATCGTGCCACTTGCCCAATCGTTTATGTGTCCTGCTTGTAGGTTAAACATATTGAATTGACCGCTTAAGGTAATATTACCCGATACAGTATTAGTAACCACATCTCCTTGCCCTAATACTTCTACCCAAGCCGAATAACCGCCCGTTGCTATTCGTAGGAACGTAATGTAAAAGTTATCTCCATATTCAAGTGTTATTTCGTCGGTATCTCGCTCCGTCAAGAAGTCATCGGTAAAGTTTTCTAATAGTAAATTATCGTAATAGTCCGATAATACTAAAGGTGTTTTATTCTTTGTCAAAAAGACATCGGCAAACAATGGCGGTACAAAGTTGTAAGCCGAATAGCTACCCGATGCCAGGTTTGTAGTTGTAACACCGCTTACCTCTTCGCCTATCCTTACTTGGTAATCTACTTTGATTTTGTCATTTGAAGCTACAAGTATTGAGTTTCCCGAAGGCTCGAAATAGTTTGTTACAAAACTTCTAACCATTGGAGATGCGTTAAACACCCCATAGCTACCCTCTGCACTTGGAGCAGGGAAAACCTTTGATCTAATAACCTGGCTGCCGTTTATGTATACGTCATACACGAATTTAAAGTTAGTAGTTCCGCTATTAGTAGAACTTGATACGAACCATAAGTTATCGTGCATAGACGAATAAGGTGCAGGACTACTTGTTATTGTTATTGCCATTGATTGCTTGTTTGATTTGAATTTGCACATCGCCACCTACTGCGATTGCTATATTCTCAATAAATTCTTTATTAAATATTTGTGCTACTGCTCTATCAAAGTAGTATGTAGACCTTAAACCTTTAGTGTGAATGCTTCTTGCTATTGCCCAAGCTAAAGATTTCTTGCCTTGAATAGCCTTTGCTTCAGTTCCAAGCTTTGTATATTTTTTAACCGCTACTGATTTTAGCTTATTGTATTTTAGCCAATTTTCTATTGCTAATATATTAACCGCCTTATTTGTTGTCTTAAAAGCATAAGGTGTTTTGTTGTCTGCCTTTGTATTCTTTGTACCTTTTACCCCCTTATTGACAAACCTAAAGTATTTGTCTTGTTCGCTTCCCTCTTCATAACCGAGGCTTAAAACGTAACCATTCCCGAATTTATTAATGATTGGTAAAGCCGGTTCTGCCAACTTACCAGAACTCGTAATTTTTTCGCTATCTAATATTTGGGTTATCCTATCGTTAAAGGCTTGACCATACAAAGCAAGTGTTTCCTCTAATACGGGTAAATCTCCCCCTTTGTACTTATCAAAGCTACCGCCCAAGCTTTGTATAAAGCTATCCCTTAACGCTTGTATTTGTGCTTTCGATATACTCACGCTAATAAATATAAGGAAGGTCTAAAAATAACTAACCCCACCAAAAATGGCAGGGCTACTTAAGTTTCCTATGTTGCTCTTTATCGTAATCGGCTTTAGCCTTTAGATAGGATAGGGTATTTAAGAATTGTATGGTTGTTAGTTCATAGCTTTGGTCAACTGTGATATTTTCGTGGTCGGCAACAGATTTGGCGCAATACTGCCATCCAAAGTGCTGCATAAAATTAGAACCACCTCTTGCGCTTGTTCCAAAGTCATCCCCTTGTTCGTCATTTCCTTGACCAAATAAGCCTGAGAAACTTCTATCCAATTTCTGTATACTTGATAAAAAAAAACAATGGATTGGTAAACGTGCATAAAATTTGCCCCTTGTAAATCATCGGCATACTCGCTATGCTTGGCAGCATCGTACTTATCATCTACCCATTTGCCAAACCAGGTTTTGCGTTGTGGCATAACCATTGAGGCTGCTAACTTATGCAGGTTACCTACTAAATCGGTACTGAATACTTTTGTCTCGATGTACCTGGCTGCTTTGATCTGCTGCACATCATAGATAAACTTATAGCGTTTGCCGTTTACTTCGGTGTACTTAACAGGCTTACCTTCTATCTTATCGTCTAAGAAGGCTAAGGTTACCTTTAATTTATTAAACTCCCCTACGCTTAAGCTATCTACTTGCGTGTCGGTAAGGTTGTGTAAAATGCCTACAAGCTTACTTTCCACGTCTAAGGTAGTCCAATCCTTCTCAGGCTTAGTAACTATTGGGTAAATCTGTTGGTACTGCCAAACTGTTAAATCGTTCCAAGTCATTTTCTTAGTTTTAACATTATCTCATAAGCAAGATGCCCACCTATGTAGCATAACGCTGCCAAAGGTAAGCAAATTGCAAAGAAGTACAATATTTTTATTACTTTAATGATACGGCTACACTTGTTGTGCTACTCTTAGCAGGTGGGTAAACTTTTGTAACCTCGCCAGTAACTCCGTTAATAATGTCAAGTCCTTGATGCGGTACTTTTTTAAGGAACTCTTCCATATCCTTTTTGGCTTTAGCTGCACTATTGTACTCGTTCAATATCTCTTCGTATGCAGGACTTTCGCATTTGCTAAAGTCATACTTAACGCCTACTTCTCTAATGTTAAACTTAGCACTCATATACTCAAAGTCCTTGCCATTAAGAACGGCTGCTTGTAATACTGCATCTTTGTAGTCCTTGTTAGCCTTTAAGGTTTCAAGCATATCTTCTAAGGCTTTAACTTGAAGATGCGTTTTTAACGGGTCAAGTTCCCCTGCGTTTAAGCGTTCAATTAATTGGTGGGTAAACTCTACTCGTTGTTCTTTTGTTGTTTCAAAGATTTGTTGTAGTTCCATTGTGTTTATTTGTTTTGGTTAAATTCTATTGGCTCAGCTTTTTTCAAAAATTCATTTACTAACAAATCAAGTCCCATTCTTTTTAATGTTTCTTTTATTTGTTGTTCTGTGTATATGTTTTCATTATCAAGTATCTCAATTGGTGTAATGGAGTTATCATAACTTCCAAAACTCATTGATTGAGTTGCAATTTTATTTACTTGTTCTTCTGTATATAGTTTCATAGGTTAATTAGTTTTTGGAGTCCATACACCAGTTATTGTTACTTGGCTTTTAATAGCATCTACTTTTATACTATTCAAATTAGCTTTTCGTTGCTCATACTTTATAACGATTTGATTTAATATTTTTATTGTTTTCATAGGTTATTTGTTTTTGGAAATATGTTTCTAATTTAATTAAATAATTGTTTTTAAATAGCTTTTTTTATAAGAATTAGAATTATAGTTCTAATTATATTGTTTCGGGTTTGTAGTTATCAATATCAAAGTGTCCTATCTTAAAGCTGCTCGGCTCTCGTCTTAATCTGCGCTTGGCAGGTTCGTAGCCTTTGCTTTTGCAGTACGTTAGTATCTCAAGGTAGGTAGCATCAATGTTATTCATCATAATGCTAATGGGTTCTGTTGCGTAGTACTTGTCTATGTATTCTTTGCTTAGTTTTGTCATTGTATTGTTTTAGTGTGTAATCGGTTAAGGCTGCCATTACAAAACCTGTTGCAATAAGCAGGAAGCAGATAGCGTAGATCATTTTGAGTAGATGTCTTGAAGTTGTCCAATAAGGTAACAAGCTGCTACTAATACGGCTAAAAGTTGTGCGGTTTCTTTTTTCATTGTGTTTGTGTTTTGATTAAATAATAACCAAATATACAAGTTTTACACAATCCACCAAATTTATTTTTGTAACCTTGTTGCAATTATAGGAATGCGTATCTACCCGTGCCACGTTTAAGGCTAAAGTTCTGCCAAGCCAAAGCCAAAGCCATTACGGCATCATCGTGAAAGCCTGAAGGTGCTGAATACTTTACCCCGGTTGCCGTGTATTGATACTCAAATACTTCAAGTTCCTGGCTTATTATCCCCTCAGGATAGCCAATCTTCCCTTGATGTATGGCAGCCTGTAAGCCTTCCATTAGCTGCTGCTTACTTGAACTTGTGAACTTTAAGCCTTGTATCATTACCCCTTCTCTTTGCAGGTCTTCAAGTATCGGGTCTCCAACCCCCGTACTATCGACAAGGATAGGGCATTTAGGCAATCTAAGGATAGTTTGCTTGGTATTATGCCAATCCATCTGAAAGCGGTCAAAATAAGCCACATTCCCGTCTTCGTCTAAGCCTACTATAACTGTCCAATCGACCGACTTCGCCAGATCAATCCCATAAGCCACAACCGGCATACTTGTAACAGGGTGTAAGCACTTGCGTATGTGTTGGCTACCAAAAGGGTTTGCTGCGTTCTCGGCAGGGTTTGCCATATACTCCTGCTCAAATACAACCTCTGGCAGTTGCTTACGGGCATCGTCTATTTCGTTCGGGTCTATGTAAGGGTTATCGTATGTCGTAAACTTAAAGCTTTGCCAATCTGGTTCGGCTTTGCTAAACAAACTAAAGAAGTAGTTTTTACCTTTAGGTGTGCTAAGGAATATAGCCTTACCCTTATAGTCAGTCAAAGTAGGTCTTATTGAGTTAAGCCACCCATCTTCTAAGTCAGGTATAAAAGAAGCCTCGTCTACTATTACTAGGTTAAACTTGCGCCCTCTTAAGTTATCTAAGCGCTCCCCCGTAAAGAACTCAACCTTGCCACCATTTGGGAAGCTGATATTTAAGTCCGATTTGTTATTAGGGAACGGAAGGCTATTGCATAACTTCTCAAAGAATACCTTAGCCAATTTATAGGTAGGGGTTATGTAAGCAACCTGACCGCCTTTAATTGCCGTTGTAATACATTTAATCTGACTTAGTTCCGATTTCCCGAACCTTCGACCGCACATTACAACTATGTACCTGGCTTCGCAGTCAAGTATCTTCTTTTGATTTATATGTCCGTTCGGTAGTTCTATTCGCATTAAAGAATTGTCTTGCCGTCTACAAATACTATCTCTATTCTGTTATCTGTTTGTATGTCCATTTGTTCCTTAGGCTTACCATAAACACGGGTAAGTAAAGTTTCTAAACTATAAAGGCTGCCCTTCTCCAAGCTTTTACGCATAGCTGCTGCTATCGTCTTTTCAAGTATCGTTGCCTTCGGGTTATCCCATACTGTTTTAAGTTCCTCTAAGTCCATTGACATCATAGCCTGTATGGTATCGTTTATCTCCGCAAGTTTATATCCCTGCTCTTTAAGTAGGCTTACATACTTACGAGGTCTGCCGTTTGGGTTCAATGTTTCCCCCTTCTGCATTTTGTATGGCTCTATATTTTGTGGATTAGGCATCGCTGTAATTTCGCTGTTTTTAAATTGGTTCTCCGTTCTTTTTAATAACTAATGTTGGGTCAAGTTTACGCATCCTATCTACTATTACTTGACAATATTTAGGGTCAAGTTCCATTAAATATCCTTTACGCAATAATTGATGACTTCCTACCATTGTACTTCCGCTACCACCAAATAGGTCTAAAATTATATCTCCTTTTTTACTTGAATGATTTAATCCATTTTCAACTATTTGTATAGGTTTCATTGTAGGATGTAATTCAGATTTCTTAGGTCTATCAAAATCCCATACATTAGTTAATGTTCTATCTTCTGTAAAAGATGAGCCAGATTTATTCCAACCGAACCAACATACCTCGTGTTTATTTTGATATTTACCTCTTCCTAATGTGAATTGGTCTTTATTCCAAACAATCATAGTTGAGTTGTGTAAATTTTCGTCTAAAACTGTAAACATTATTCTACCGTCCTTTCCAGGACCAGCCCAACAATAAACAATACCGTCACAAAAAAGAACAATATTAGAAACAAAACCCTGACAAAATGATTTAAAATCTTCTCCACTCATATTGTCATTTTCGATTGCTCTTTGTTTAAATTTAGGATGTTTTATATTTCCATAATCTACATTATATGGTGGGTCTGTAAATACCATATCAGCCTTCTGCCCGTTCATTAATAAAGCCACTTGGTCGCTATCCGTACTATCTCCACAAAGCAATCTGTGTTCCCCTATCTCAAATAAATCTCCTAATACTATGTCGGTTTCTATTCCCCCGTCTGGAACTGCAAAATCATCTTCCTCAGCTTCTAAAACTTCGGCATCAAAGCCAGGTATATCTAAGCCCCAATCTTGTAATTGATCTGCGTCCCAATTATTAGCAAGGTCGTTCCAATCCCATTCGCCATAGCCTACGTTGTCTTTAACTATAAATTCCTTTTGCTGCTGCTCGGTTAATTCACTTGCTTTGATAATTGGTATCTCTTTAAGTCCTGCTTCTTTACAAGCCTTAAGTCGCATATTGCCACCAAGCACAACCATATCGTCATTAACTACAATAGGTCTAAGGTTTAGCATTTGTGGGAACTCGTTAATTGATTTTACAAGCTTTGCAAACTTATCGTCTTTAATTATCCTGGGGTTGTTTGGGTTTGCTTTTACTGTGTTGATTGGTACGTTTTGTATCATAGTATGCCGTTTATTATATCGTTTGCTTCGTCTATTGCGTCTTCTTGATCTAAGTAAGTGTCAACGTCTGCTATATGCTTGTTAATTAAAGTTTCTGCCATTGCATAGGTGTAGTGTCCAATGGTGGTCATATCGTCTCCGTTTTTACCCGTCTTACATACCGCAAGGAAGTAAGCTTTGTGGGTTAGGAGAAGCCATATAGCGTTTAGTTTTCTCATCTACCTTGTCCTCTATAAGCTTTTTCTCTGGGTGTGTGCTTATTAAAGGACTTCTTTGCAGAACCTCTTTTGCGTTTGCCAAAGCTAACTTTGTTATTGTTCTCTTTAATCTTTGCCATAATTCTTTGCGTGTATGTCTTTTAGGAACTCTTTATATTGTTTTTTGTCTCCGTATTCTATGTGGCACTTCCTACACAATCCCATTAGGTTTTCAATCGTGTCTTTGTCTTTGCTGCCACCCATTCCCCTCGCCTCAATATGATGTATATCTACCGCTTGTGAGCCACACACTTCGCAAGGAATAAAGTCCGTTTTTTTATACCCCATTCCCTGCAAATATATTTGTGTGTGTTTCTGCATACTTTCCCCATTAAATTTTCCGTTGATTAATAATTAAAAAATTTAAGTATGCAAATTATTTTCCGTCTATTTCTTTTAGTTTATTAATTGCCCATTCAACCCCACTTGTACCGCCCCAAGCATCCCACATTAACCCACCACAACCTTCGCTATAAGGAACGTCTTTATGTTGTTGGTGTCTTTTAAAGGAAGCCATACGGGCAATCGTATCTCTACTAATCGGCTCACGATTTGCCAACTGTCTTGCTCTTGCTTTTCCAGTTGCTTCTCCACAAGAACCCCAACCATTTTTCTCTGCCCATTCTATTGCCCTCTTTGCGTTGTTAGTTGCACTTTCAGGATAGTCGGTATAGCTTTCGGCAAACTTGCCACCTGCAAGAATAGCCTTCCAAACTTGCATTGCCTTCTCTTCGGTTTCGTAGATGCAAGACCCGTTTCCAATCCGATATTTGCCATTAGAGGCGCATTTATATATTGGCATTTCTTATGTGATTATATATTTTTGTGATGTGGTTAATAAATTCTTTATAGTCCATATCCATTTTTGCTACATTACAAGTTTTGCAACAAGTAACTACATTCCCTTGAATATATCCTTTTGAACTATCTATTCTGTCAATACCATTATAGATAAAGTTATACTTAAAATTAGGTTGATTATAGAGCATATTATTGCTATGTTCTGTGCCACAATAATGGCATTTATCTTTAACTAATTTAAGTATCTCTTCTCCTGATAATGTGCAAGTTAAGCCTCTTTTTAAGTATCTCTTATTTAACCTGCTTTTTAATACATTTGCACAAGTAAGTTCTAAATTTTTATTACTAAACTCGTTTGTAAAATTTTGTGTTAGTTTACACTTTTTACATAAAGCACCTCTCCTTCTTATTTCCTCTGCTCTTTGTGTACACTCTATGCCACATTTATCACAAGCATAAGTACCAACAGACCTTAATCTGCCTGACTTGTCTACCTTTGTGTGATAAAATATTTTTGCTAATATTACTGGCATAGTTTACTATAAATATACTTTCGGTCTAAATTTATCTCGTCAAAGTTATACTTCTTTTGGCAGAACTCAAATAGCTTTTGTCCGCTTTCCTTTCGCATATCAGCATCACTCACTAAATCTTTTATATGCTTATACCAATCCTTTTGACTTTTAACATAATGCACGGGCATATCAAGGTAAGGATTAACGTGGCTAACTATGGCAGGGTTCTTTTTAGCAGCCGTTTCTAATACTTTAAGATTTGACTTCATAGCATTGAACTTGTTATCTACTAATGGGATAATTGAAATATCGCTATCCGTATAAGCACCCATATATTCCGTGACCTTTGCATAGTTGTAGATTGTAGGGTTAAGCTTTAAACCGCAAGTGAAGGCATCAATCATTTTATCCCAGATAGGTTTCTCCCCGTCATTGTAACCTGCAATAACAGTTCTTATATTCATACCTTGTAACCTTTTAAAAGGCTGCCTAAGTATTTCTAAATCTCTCTCGTGCGTTCCGCTACCGCTCCAAAATAACCTTACCTTGTAATCTTCGGTCTTGTTATCCTGGAACTGCTCTTGCCCATAAGGTAATGCGTTTGGTAATATGTGTACGTTCTTATTAAATGGGCTTATCTCTCCTGCTAACCTTTCGTGTGTGCAGGTGCAAAGGTCTGCAATCTCTAAGTAATCCGTAATCTGTTTACCTATGTTATTGTATTTGTATCGGTAATATAAAATATGCGTTTCACTAAGTTCCCAATAATCGTCATTGTCTACTACTAACTTGAAGCCATATTTAGTGCGCCAAGTGTCCATTTGCTTTGCATCTATTTCGTTAAGCATTCTATTCATAAGCACAATATCCCAACCTTGCTCAAGTAGTTCGTCATTAAGTACATCGGTAATAAGTGCGTACTCTTTTTCTAAGTGTACTATTGGCATCATTATTCTATGTAAACCAACTCCGCTATTAGCTGAAGTTATACAAAGTATTCGCATCTTATATTCTTTTGGTTGTGATAGATGTCCTGGTATTTTTCCCAAACGCTTTGCGCCCTTGCTAAACTTTCGTCTTTCATTCGTCTATATTCCGTTCCGTTTCCGACATCGTGTCCTATATGTTCTGAGCGCATATCTGGTAGGTAGTAATTAGTAAAGCCTGTAATAGTTGCACGTTCCCCGTAATCTGCATCTTGCATTCCGTATGGGTCATACTCGGTATTGTAACCACCTATCGTGTCTATTAATTCACGAGTAATAAAGTTATCTCCAAATGGTGTATGTACTTTATGTACCCCATCTATAATGGGTGGTAATGCTTCTACACAATGTATTCCTATTATGCCTGTCTTTTCTATTCGTTGTGCAAACAATACAAATTTTGCTAACCAATTCTCAGGCAGTAAAATGTCATTCGCTAATAAACAAACTGCATCGTAATTAGTAGTAAGCTTAAGTCCTGCGTTTACTCCGGCTGCTATGCCTCGTTTTTCTTTTGATAGATCATAACCGGCAAAAGGATAATTAAAAGTTTCGTGCGTGTCACTTCCATTATCTATTAAGAAGCAGTCCGCATTGTAACCAGAGTTAAAAAAGTTTTGGTTAATTACACGCTGCGTTAAATCGTGTCGGTTTTGTGTAAGTAATAAAATAGCTACTTTCATTATCTTATGTTTGAACCGATTTCTCGTGCAGGAACTCCTGCGTACTTAGTATTTGGTTTTGCATCTCCTTTTACAAAAGCACTTGCTCCTATCATACAATTTTCTCCTACGTTTGCAAATTGATGTAAAACTGCGTTTAGTCCTATGTTAGCATCTTTATCAATAATTGAATGCCCACCTATTTTTGCTCCGCAACTTATAGTAACATTATCTAAGATTGTGCAATCGTGTCCAATGTGTGCGTGTTTCATTATGAAACAATTATTACCAATAAAGGTATCAATCTCCGTTCCTGCATCTATTGTTACAAGTCCTGTAATAACATTGTTATCTCCAATGTAAACTTTGCCTTTTTCTTTTTGCCAAAACTTTTTATGCTCGGCTTTGTCGCCAATGATACAATAAGCACCAATGTAGTTCCCGTCTCCAATAATTACGTTATCGCCAATGATAGCGGTAGGGTGGATAAAGTTAGCCATTCTTTTTTTTATTTTTAGGTTTAGGTTGTTCTTCGTACCAAGTGTATAATCGTTTAATCATATCGAAGATACAATTACCGCACCATACTGTTAGAATAAAATCTGCACTCATATACTTGCGATAAATATGTTCGTACATTTTTAAGATGTCTAAATCTATATTACGCACATATCCATTCTGGACCGTATGCCAATTTCCAATGTGTTCGTCTAAAAAGTTGCGGTGTTCTATTTCCATAAGTTCCACATTATTTTTGAAAGCATTGGAGCAACTGCTCCTGGTATAAATACAAACGCAATAACATCAGTACATATTGCAGGTAGTAAATATAAAGCCAATCCTGTCCAAGCTGCTAAACAACTCGTGCAACTAAAAGGCTTAAAATCTAATTTCCATTTTCTATGAAATTGGTGTATCTCTACAAAGAATATTGCAAAGCATATTGCTGCTATAATTATCATAATTTTAATATTTATGCCACCCTTTTAGTGGTGAGTATTGTATATCTAAAAATGGAAATTTTATGTTAAATTTTCCGTGTTGCCAATGAACTTCATTTAATTCTCCACCAAACCAAGCTTGATGCCATACAAATAAATATCCACAAAATAAACTAAAACCACAATTACCGCTATGCAAATTATTTAACATCAAACCAAATGTTGGATATAAACCTAATTTTGGAAAGCTAAATGATTTTAAAAAATATCTACTTTTATATTGTTTCATATTATTTGCGTAATTGTTTTTTAAGTTCTCGTTTAGTTAGTTTTAATTCCCTATGAATTGACATATACGGGATACCTGTTACCCTGCTAAGTTCTTTAGCGTTGCAGTTATGCTTAATAGCATACACTCTTAAAAGTTCTGCTTTATACCAGTGCATTTTAGATAACTCATCTTCTACTTTATTAAGTAAATCTTCGTCTCTATCGTGAACAATCAATTCTACTTCTAAAGGTTTGCGGTATGTGCGATAAAATTGGCTTGTATTACTTTGCATCATATTAATCATAGTTCTAACCAAGTAGAACTTTAATACGTTACGAGTTCGCATATCTATTAATCGTTCTTCTTCCATTTCGCATAGCACCTTAAATATTTCGCTTCTTAAATCTTCTCGTAAATCTTCAGGCTGCATTTTGTCTATTGCTTCCTTTAATTCTCGGCTCTCCCAAAGTTCTAATATGATGCTATTCTTGTTCATATTCTTTTATGGTTAGTTTGCCGTTCTCTTCGGTTGCTATGTAACAAAAACAATTTGCCGTCTTTGCTAAGTTTAAGAATGCTATTTGGTAGCTGCTTAGTTTATCTCCTATTGCTTTTGTTTCGCAGTATACCGCTACTCCGCTTTGAGTGTGGAAGCCTACTACATCTGGAACTCCTTTAAGTCCTATAAAAGTTCTACCTCTAACCGCAAGATTGTTATTGCGCCATACAAAGCACCCGTTTTTATTTAGGGTCTTGATTGCTTCTTTGGTTAATTCGTTTGCGGTCATATTACAAAACTATATTAAGAAAATGAAACTTTACCAAATTTTATTTGTTCTTCAAAAAATAAAGCTACGGCTACGGCACGAGCCTGGTTCTTTAACCATTGCTCAGTCCATTCGTCTCGGTATTGCTTTGCACTTATAATATCCATTTTATTAGCCTTGTAAGTAATAATCTCCATAAGTTTCTTTTTAGCAAGTGCGCCATCTTCTTTTGTCCATACCTTTATTCCGGTACTATTAAGCTTTGTAAATACGGATAATGGGTTAAACAACCTATTAAATGTTCTATTTTCCAACAACTTGTATTCTTGGTAACTGTAATCAATTATCTCTAAATCAGTTAAGTGAGGGATTGCTTCTACTCGTTCTTGTGGCATCATTTTTCTAACTTCGTTTGCTTTTTTCTTGTACCTGTCCATTACCTGACTAAAGTATGCAGGACTAAAGTTTTGATAATGGTCGATAAAGTCATTGGCTACCATTTGCTTAAACGCTACTTTCACTTCGTTTATTGTAAAGTTTCCGTACTCGGTTCTTATCCAATCTTCTAAGATTGCTAACTTAACATCTCCAGGATTGTTAATACCTACAAGCTGCATCAAGTAAATAAGGTTCTGCTTAAATATGATAGAGTTTATGTTCCTCATTCGTTCCCCCGAAAATGCGGTCATAATCTCCTGCTCCATAGGAAGTAGAGTGGATATAGTTGTAGTTTCTAAGGTTCTCGAGTTCGTTTTTGTCAAGCTTTCGTTGATTATTTGTAGTTCCTTTTGCATCTTGTTTTAGGTTAAATAGACCTTTCCAACCATTAGCCATTGACTGATTTATAATTTTAATAGCTATGTCTTCTTGTCCGTTAGATAATTTTTTTAGATCGGATAGTGTTGCGATTTCGCTTTGAGGTGTTCGGTAAGTAAATTTAAATTGTTTTTTTTTGTAATCCTTCCAACTATCCCATATTTTTTTAAATTCATTAGAAACAAAAGGAAGCTCTATATTTACTTTACTTTCCTTTATATCCTTTCCTTTCCTTTCCTTTATAGCATTGCGGTCGAATTGCGATGGCAGTGCGTTTGCATCTTTTGTATCTAAATCCCATCTTCTAAAGGCGTTTTGTTGTGCTTTTTTGCTTTTTATGTCGCGCTCGTCCATGCGTTTTTGTACGGACATACTACCGAAGTTATCACCTTCAATAGCAAACAAATCAAAGTCATGTATTACGCTTCTAATAGTTTCGCTATCCAATCGCATATCGTATGCAATGCCATCGCAATCAATTCGCAATGCGTTTGCATTATTGTATAGATCTTCTATTATAGCCCAAAATACGCCGTATCCTAACATCCCGTGCTTACGGATTAGGAATTTAATCTTTTCGTCATTACGGCTATTGTAATCGTGCGAAAAATAAAATGTTTCTTTTGCCATGTTTAAAAAAATAAACCCCAATAGGTACGAACTATCGGGGTTATTTATTACTTAACCACTAAAACATATTCGGTTCGTACTTCGTATATGTTTTTATATTTAGCGAATATACTCTAATTTTGTATAAGTTCAATCTTTTGACAAATTCTTTTCATTTTGTCCTTAAACCAATCTTCCGTATCAATTAGATTATTCGCTTGTTTTATGTTATGAATTGCTGTAGTATGGTCTTTAGTACCCGAGTATGCGCTAATTTCTTTAAGGCTTAACTTAGTATACCTTTTTAGTAAATAAGCCGCCGCCTTGCGTCCAAAGGTAGTTGTTAAAGACCTATCGCGCTTCATAACGTTACATTCAAAAGATTCCTCTACTAATTTAACGATGCTTCTCGCACCTATATCCGCACCTAAAGGCTCATTATCTTCTATACCTAACAACCCTAATTGTTGCATCATTTCGTGAAGTTGAACGTGGGTATTACGTTGGGCATAATAAAGCTCCTTTAGTTGTCTTATTGAAACATCTTTATTCTTAGTTAGCATAATTAAAATGGAAGCCCCGTTTCTTCTTTAGGTTTAAAATCGTTTACATAAATTTTATAATCCGGTTGTTTGTCTTCGGTCTTGTAGGAATTAGCCCACATAGAATACTTAACATCGTTAATTGTAAAGTTAATTACTTCACCTTTTGCCGTTGTGTTTTTCCACGCTCCGGCGCTCCATTTTTTTACTTCTTTGTTGTCCATTTTTATTTGTTTTTAATTGAATATTGAGCTACTAATTTACTTTGTTTTTTAGTACCTACGTTAATTAATTTTGTTTCTACTTTGTAGCCGTTGCGTTTAAGTTCAAATACCACGGCGGCAAGTCTTAGGCTATTGTACTTTGTCAAAGCCTGAATTGGTGTCAAGGTCTTGCCCGTAAGCAAGTGATTCAAGATGCGTTGTTTTTGTGTCATTGTTATTGATTGGGTTAAAAAATACTGGTTTATCTATTACGTTTTCGTATCGTTCAATAAATTCTAAAAGGTCTTTGTAAGCTTGTTCGTTATACCAAGCATAGTGGTAAACTTCCGCAAGTAGCATCTGCCTTTCAAATGGTAGCAACTCTTTCATTAGCTTTTCTTAATTGTTTCTTTAATCTTGTTAAATTCATCTAAGCTCTTAATGGCATTTATTTTTATAGCGGCTTTTACTTTTTGATCTTCGGTGAACTTTGTTTTATCTAATTGCTCAATTAAAAAAGCCTTTTGCCCTTCGCTTACTTCGTCTTTGTGCTCATTAGTTGCGTCCGCGTCTTTAGTATCGTCTATGGCAAAAAGTCCATTGAGCGCATATTTTCGAGCATACGAGCTACACGCTCCCGTTAACTGAGCCGCATCCATACCCTTTTTGTTTTCTTCTTCACGAGCTAACCCCGTGCAAGTAATGTTGTCTTCTCCATTGCTTAAACAAGCGGTAGCCCTTACGTATACCCTACCGCCTACTTCTATTACTTCGTCGCTTAACATTAAAGCATAGCCGTACTTATGGCATATAGGCTTTGCCGCTTCTATAATATCTTCGGCGCTTCTATACTTGTATTTAGCAAAAGCATTAAATTGATTTTTAGGTGCTTTTAATTCCTGTTGTATTTTTATTAGGCTCATAATTAATAGTTTAAAGTTAAGACAATTCTTACGTTTCCTTTTCTACAAAGAAACCAATTATTTTCTTTATCATAATCAAA